GGTCGAAGCAGCTCTTAGACGAGCTGGAGGATCGAGCGGGTGTCCGCGAAGATCAGGCGGTAGCCCTTGTTCGTGGTCTTCACGTAGCGAACCTTCTGGTTCTCGATCGCGCGGACGGACTCTTCGATGTCCGAACCGTTCTCGACCAGCTCTTCGAGGGTCTCGCCCTTGATGAAGCCGATCAGGTTGCCCGCGGGAGCCGTCGAGCTGAGCGCGAAGTTCACGTTCAGATCGAAGCGCGGGTTCTGGATCGCGACCTCGACACCGGCCGCCTGCAGAACTTCCATCTGCGTCTTGCCGCCGAGCTGCGCGTTCGGCGTCGCGAACATGCGCACCCACTCGAAGTACATGTCGTAGTTGCCCACGACCGTATCGATCGGCGTGCCCTTCTGTGCCTGGAGGACCAGCCACTTCAGGAAGACCTCCCAGTTCAGCTTGCCCGCGACCAGCGCGGTCGAAGGCCCACCGGCGAGCGTCCCACCGATCGCGGTGGCGGTGATCACCGGCGCTGCGCCGTTGACGCCGTCGCCGTTGATCAGCGTGGCCGTCGCCATCGCGGTCTGGCCGATCTGGACTTCACGCTCCATACGCGATGCGTACGGGGTGATCAGGTCCAGCGAGGCCCGGCGCTCGAACTCGTAGGTGAACTCGATGCCGCCGCCGAACTTGTAGAACTTGACGCTCTTCTCGCTCGTGCGGAGCGACCGGATCGGAATGCGTGCGCCTTCCGAGATCACGCCGGTCTGCTGGTAGTCCTCGGCCTTGTCGTCGATGACCGTGGTGATCATCTCGACGCCGTTGACCGTGCGCGACTGCGCGACCAGATACGAGACGTCCTCGATCTGGTTCTGGCGATACTTCCACTGCAGGATGTTGTCGACAACCTGCGGGAAGAGGGCGCGCGTGCCGGGGAACGACGTGAACGTCTCGGCAGCGGCCTGCAGGAGGACACCCTGCGAATAGTCCTCGCGGATCGGCAGGTTGAGGTACGCGAGCGCGCACTCGAAGCCGTCCAGCTTCATCTGCGGATCTGGCTTGACGGCCAGTCGCAGATAGTCGGGCATCGACAGCTTCGCCTGCTTGGCGCTCTGCACGAGCTTCTGACCAGCCGAGAGGCTGGCCTGCATGTTCTCGTCACGAAGGCCCGCGAGCACTTCGTTTGCAGGCTTCGCGCCCTTCAGAATGGTGAGAAGATCGGACATGTGTGTGCTTTCCCTTGGTGTCTACGACGAGCGCTTAGATGCGCTCGACGACGATTTCGTTGCCGATGACTTCGATGACGGTCGTCCGAAGACCGACGCCAGCGCCTGCCTTCTTCACGAGACCACCGCCCGCGCCGACCACGCGGTCGCCGACGACGATGCCGTGACCGTTCGCGGCGGGCAGCTTTTCCTTGAACTGCCGCTGGACGGTCGTGGTCTTGATCCCGAGCACCGTGCGGTTCTCGGAGATGAAGCAGCGGCCGAAGATCTCGTCGCCATCAGCGGCCAGCTTGACCGTGTTGGCTGCGGTGACGTCCTGCGACACCGCCTTGCCCGCCGAGTTCGCAACAGCGGTCTCGTCGGCCAGGCCCGAAATCAGATAGGTGAACGTGACGTCATCGATCGGAAAGCCGAACGAGACAATACCTGCGGGGGTGTACGGCATCTTGAGTCCTTCTTACTTACGGAGCGCGAACGCCGAGGACGGCGTGGCGCTAAGCGCTGCAGTCTGCTCGTCGGCCTTGGAGTTGTCGGAACGGCCACCGACCGGGATGATCGAGGTCAGCTTGCCCGTCATCTCGTCGATGGCGGCGGTAAAGGCGGCGACGTCCTTGGGGCGTGCATCGCCTTCGACCTTGGGCTTGCCCGAGGCAACGGTCAGGTGGTCGTACTGCGCGGCGAGATAGGCGAGGGCCGAGTCGAGGTCGGTCTTCACCGATGCGTCGGGGCGCAGGAGCGCGGCATCGCGCTCGCTGGTCAGCGTGGCGATCGACGCATTGGCGGTTGCCAGTTCGGTCGTCCGCGCGCCGAGATCGGTGCGGGCGGTATCGCGCTCGCTGGTGACCGTCGCGAGGTTCGCGGTCAGCGCGCCCTTCTCGCTCGAAAGCGTGGTGAGCTGGGCAGTGATGGCGGTGAGATCCATGTCTTCTTTTCCTCGTGACGCCTGGACAACCAGTGCGTTTGGTTCGAAGCCCTTAGCCGCAAGAGCAAGGGCGCTTTCCGGGGCGAGCTTTGCCTGAGATTTTCCGACAATCTTAGGCTTGTCCGCTGCACCGCGCGCAACCAACGACAGCTCGATGAACTGGTTGAGACCGACCATTTCGGCGTGAACGCCGTTCTCGCCGATCTTGTGGCCGTTGCCGCAGGTGCGCTCGTAGATGTTCTGGTTCGCGCCGAATTGGAAATAGTCCCACCCGCACGACGAGCAGTTGAACTGCGTCGACAGGAAGGCGCACGAGACCTCGTCCAGCGAACCGGAGTTGAGCTTCGAGATCAGCGCGTCTTCGAGCGGATCGAGATAGAACAGCATGCGCAGCTCGACGCCGTCCTCGCCGATCGACAGCCCGGCGTGGAACGCCCGCCCCTTCGGCGAACCCCACATCTCGTGGTCGGCGATCAGCGGGATGTGCGCGCCGCC